CCAGCAACACCCCTACGTTTACTACGGTACTCTCCTGTTTTGATAAGTTCAACAACTTTAGCTACCATATCTACAGATTTAACACCTCTTGTCAACTGTACAAACTCTTGGTAAGCAATAGAGTGCTGACCACCAAACAAAGCACCTGTTAAACCTCTTACTGCTTTAAGGCTGTCACTAAGGATTTGACCAGAAGGACCAGTAACCGTAGCTAAGAGGGGGTCTTTTCCAAACGACTCAGTATACTGTTGGAAGACACCAGACAAAGGACCAATACGAGACCCTAGTGAGACGTCTGTACCAGCTAACTGGGACAGGGCATAGTCAAACATACCAAACTTAACTGCGTTCAAAGCCTCTACTGCATTGGGGTCTTCTGGGTCAATACCTAAAGAAGTCATTGCAGCAATCATACGAGGTGGAGCACCCATTCCTCGCATACCGAAGGCTAGTGTGTTGAAAGCAGCCATACGTGCTCTCTCAGCACCTGTCAAGTCTCTACCGATAAGTAGGTTGTCTACAAAGCGTAGGGAGTAGCCCTGCCACTGTGTAGCTAGGGCGAGGATAGGGTCTACTGTACCCTTTGTGCCACCTTGGAACCTAGCTCTCTGACCAGATGTCATGCGGAAGGTAAGTGCTTGCTCTCTGTTTGCAACGTAACGGATACCCTTGTCTGAGAAGACATCTCCAGATATTCTTTTAGCATTGTGCTCCATCACTGCTACAGATGCGGCTGCAATCCTGCCGAAGAGTTCACCACCCTTAAATGGTGCGAGACCAGCTTCCAAGGCTTTGTTAAAGCCTGTCTTGTTGCTGTTAAAGGTAGCACCACTACGTTCAAGAGTGTTAGAGCCAATGATGCTTCTACCTGACTCTTTCATGTATCGTACAGTGTCAATCAACTCCTGCTTAGTCATAAGCAAGCCACCATACTCCCTCATGGTTTCACTGACAATTCTCTCAATGTCAGCATCAACTGCTTTACGTGTCTTAAACAGAAGAGAAGCAATGATTGGTACGTTAGCAGCAGCCTGAGCACCGTACTTGGGAGAGATAAATGTAATCTGTGCTACGTGAGAGGCGTTAAGAATGAACTGATCGGGGTTACCCAAGCCCATCTTCATGTGGAAAACCATAGCCCTTGTACGGCCAGCTGCGTCACCAATCCAGTCAGCAGGGTTTGTTACAGCACCCGTCTTATCATAGATGAACTCAGACAAGGAAGTCATGTAGGGTGTGGTTGCATCTGTACGATCCAGCAAACCAAGACGTGAAGCAATTGCTTGTTGTTGCTGCTTCATCTCACGGTTGATACCTTTATTACCATCACTAACTTTAGCAAGTCTAATAAAGTCTTCTGGGTTGTGAGGCACATCACCATCAAAGGTTACGTTACCTCTAGCTCTAGCCTTTCTGACCCATCCGTTTACCGCAGACTGAGTAGCCTTGTAGTGAGAGTAACGGTAAGCCTCAGACTTAAACTGTTCTACAATGTTTTTGATAGGACTTTGGTTTACTGTACGTCCACCACCATAGGTCATAGGGGCTGTGTCACCACGTCTACGGGTCACCCGCATAGACTGGTACTCTCCCATGTTCATCCCTGCACCCTCAGGAATTGATGCCTCTACTTTAGCATCTCTAGCTTTAATATCAAAACGATTAGCAAAGCTCTCGTTGTGATCCGCAGCAATTCTCTTAAGAGTATCAAAGTCTACTACGTTAGGGTTCCAGCTGTTATTACGAGCAATGATGGCGTTAACCTTGACTAGGTCTTCACCAGACAGGTCAAGTTTTCGTACACCCTTCAAGCCTCTTGAGGCAATGTAAGGGGCTAAAGCATCTACGATGTTGTTGAGTTGTGTCTTAGCTGTTCTAGCTTCCTTCATGCTGAAAGAACCAAGCAGGGTACGGAAACCACCAGTTACCTTACGACCACCAGCTAGTGCTTCGTCGTATGTTGTACCGATAAAGTGACGGAGCCTGTCGTTGTTACGAGGACCACCTACGTTGTAACCTAGTACGTCAGACTTAAGAGGTACTCGTGTAGAAACAACATCAGTTACGTGATCATACTTGATACCGTCAGCTGCCTCAAAGGGTTCATCAAGTTTGTAGACTACTCTCTCGCCAACCTGACTAGGGTTTACTTGTCCAGTCAGTCTACTGAAGACAACAGTGTTATCAGGAAGTGTGTCAACTACGACACCGATTGTATCATAACCCTCTTCAACAGTCACAGTACGTCCACTGCGTTCAGCTACTCTCTTGAGAATATCTGTGGCTTTGATGTTCCATGCTGCGTTGTTGATGTCAGTAAGTGCTGTGTAGGCTTTGAGTTGCTTTTCTGTAGGAGTTCTACCGTACAAAGCAAAGAAGTCCCTGATAAACTCAGGCTGAGTAGGAGCACCCCTGACAGCAGCAAGGCCTGTATCAATGTCACCAAGGATACCATCACGGTAGCCTGTCATGATACCCTCAATTTCCTCAAACTCCCCCTTAGAAAGGGAACGTACATCCTTGAAGGACTGATCAGCAAACTTAGAGAAACGTGTTACTACACCCTCTGCGGCGTTAATCAGGAAGCCTAGACGTTCACCAAGGGCTGTCTGAGGTGAGGAGATAACACCAGCTACTGCTCTCTTGAAAGCATTCTCTTCTGGTCTTACGTCCTCAAGAGTGTCAGCCAGTCTACGAGTGTCTAGACGTTCACTGTACTCAAGGTAGTAACCCTTGGGCTGAACCCTTGCTTCCACACCATCAGGAACATCCCTCATTTTTAGGACAGGCTCACCTGTATCTGTACGAATAACTCTAGGTGCTTCTACTACCTTGTAGTCAGGATTGTTGTTTACGGACTTAAGGGCTGCTTCCCTAGTAGGAAAAGCTCTTCCGTCAATAGAGTTACCCAGACGTACAGTAACTGTGAACAGGTCAGAACCCTCATCCAGAGTCCTATAGATAGCAGCTGTAGGGTTATTAGTTACTTTAGCTACTCTAGTTACAACACCCTCTGCAAGCTCCTGTATTGCCTCAACAGAGAAAGCTCTACCTGAAACAGGTGACTTCATAAGCGTAACCATCTTCTCAAACAAGGTAGCAGCATACGTACCCTGAGTAGTACGAGCAGAGTTAGGTATGTTTACTGGACGTGTAGGGCCTTGGAAGGGGTCCATAGTGCTAGGTCCAACCTTGAACGTAACATTGTCAGGACCAGCACCTGTGTTCATCTGACGGACTGTAGCATCTGCCCCTGCATCTGCACCCCTAGTAGCTGTGACACGATCTGTAGCAGAACGAGAAGACATCAGTCTCTTAAGGACTTCTCTAGATGATTTAGGAATACCAGTAGCTGCACCCTTGACTCCAGCCAACCCTAGCCGAGCAAGACCTCTCGTTGTACCAGCTGTTGCAACCTCAACCCAACCCATAAACTGTTTAAACCCAGCATCTTGGTCTGTGCCGAAGTTTTCTAGTTGTGTTTGAACCTCTCTAAGGTTCTCGAACTCTCTGATGTTTAAGATACCTTCTCTTTCAGCAGAGTCAAGTTCAGCTTCCCAGTATGCTTTAAAGGCTTCTGGGTCTAGGGTAAGAGTTTCAGCAAACTCTTGGCTCTTAGCCTCATCATACCGTTGAATATCACGAAGGATGATAAGAGGGAGTTGAACAAAGTTGTCAATACCGCCAGCAATCCAGCGAAAAGTAGAGGGATCGTTAGCCTCAAGTCTCTCTTCAATACGGTTGGATAACCACTCGTAATTAGTTAACATTTGAAGGCCTTCAGGATCAATCTCTTCATCGTCAGTCATCATCATGCTGTTAAAGAAGTACTCTCTAACACCAACAGTTTTACTCTGACGTTCTAGGTATGTCCTCATCCTTTCAGCTGCTTCTTCAACGGGAATACCAGTAGCAAACAGGTTATTTAGGAATTTCTCTGAATCAGGATACTGACGTAACAAGTCTTCATGGGTTAAGTCACCAGCAACCCTCGCCTCAGAAATCTCTACAGGGTCCACCTCAAGGAGAGTAGACTGTTGGTCAACAATAGCTTGTTCACGAGGAGACTCAGGGTCAACCCTAACAGGAGCCTGTTGAGGTTCGTCACCGAACTGTTCCTCTAAACTCGTTAGAGTATCTTCGAAGGAAGGGATACCAGTCATTTAATTTTTATTCCTATTCTAATCCAGAATATTCTCGCCCAATAGGTGCAGTTTAGCCACTTCAAGCATCCAAAGCATACTGGAACCAGAACTAGACGATGACGCCATGTAGAATTGGCCGTCCTTATCGTAACCAAGAATAAGGGCCGTATCCAATTCTTGTTCCGTTGCGCCAGCTAGGACGGTTTCGGCTGGAATATCGTTTGTTGTGGTGCCTTCAAATTGAACTACGTTATCGTCCATTATTTTTCTTTCTTAACTAAAGCTGTTTCCGCCAAAGAGGTTACTGTCTCTATCATAGAGATAAGGGAGGTTAGAAACCTGTTGACCTACATTTCCTAAAACCTTTCCACCCTGAGCAGTCATACCAAATTTCATAGTACTAAACCCTAGACCAGCAATCTGTTCGGCTCTCTGTTGCTTAATACCTAGTTCAGTGATCTGACCAGAAAGGCCACTCATCTGTGTACCGTAGCCCGCCTCAGAACTAAACTGAGACCTACCAGAGCCGATTGCACCCTGAAGGCCAGAAGACTGAGCTACTCCAGATGCTTCAGCAGATGCCCTAGACCTAGAACTCGCAATCATGTTAGATCGGATAGCTGCCCTACGTTGTCTTTTCATTTGGAGGTTCTGTGCTCTCTGTTGCAGACGAGCAGATTTACCAGCTGCTCTACCAGCTTGTATTGTACCTACTGCACCTACTACCCCACCTACTATTGATACACCAGTGGCAACACCACCGCCGACCAAGCCTCCGATAGTTCCTAAGACCGTACCAATAACTGCTACCATTTCATAGCTCCTTTAAGTAAACAGTTTCGGCTTTCTTGTAGCCTAACCTGTTATATAATTTTTCAAGACTAGAGATACCTTCAATATCTCCCATACCTACTTGACTAGCTCCGTTTTCTTTAGCCCATTTCTCAAAGGTCTTCATAAGACGTATCGAAGCTGGCTTACCTCTGTATTCTTTAGTTACAAACCAAGCAAGTTCTGTTGCTTGAACCGTATGAGACATGTACAACTCAGATAAGAGACCTACGAGTGCTCCTTCGATCTCATCGCCTACACCAATAACGAAGATTTCCATATTCGTATTGTGCAAGGCTGACAATAAAAACTGTTCTGTCTTGTCTTTGTTCCACTTGTGAGACTTTGGGGCTTCTCTTGAGAACTCCTTTGCTAAGATTAGAATGTCAAAGACATCATCTTCTGTAGCTGTTCTTATTTTAGATACCTGAGTTTCTTGCACCAATTACCTCGTAGCCTACTAAGTGAAAGTCTTTACCTTCTGTACTATCAAACCGTAGTTTCATTGAGCGTCCTCTACCTCTAACCTTAGACTTAGTAACAACAGTATCTGTAGGATAGTTGATTGAACTAAGATCGTCAGGGTCTACAACAGGAACATCTTTAAGTTTATAAATTTCTCTAGGTTTAGAGCTAGTCTTGCTTAAGTTCCAAGAGACTGACATCTTACAGCTTGAGGGATTGATAAAGTCATAACCTGCACCACTGGCAACATAACCATCCTCTGTCACACGCATGTAAGTTGTAATGTAAGGAGCATTCTTAAACCCTGACAGGTTACCCATAAAATCATAACCTGCTTCAGCAAAACTACTGTAGTTTGCATCACCCCAGTCTAGGTAGCTGTCACCCCTAAACGTGGCTGCTGTAAGTTTAGAGTCTACACCACTTCGTACAAGCAGTTTAATCTCACTGTCTCCCTGTAGGAAGTTACGGTACAGAGTAGCAACCACATCATCAGCACCGTTAACGATAGTGTCTGAGCCGTTAACTACCTGTGTCTCTGTAGACGTAGAACCTAGTCCACTAAAGTAAGAAGTACCAATAATGTAGTGTCCGTCTATACCATCACTTACTTTCCAAGGGTAGAAGGCTTGAAGAGGTAGGTCAAGAACAAGAATGTTATTGTACTTGTAGTCGATAGTTTCATCTTTGTCAGGGTAGAACCAGAAGATACGTTGATTAATCTGGTCGTACTCAGCAAAAGCCTGTGCTTTCTTTTCGTTAGGAATGTCATTCCACAAAGTTTGAATAGTAGGTAGGGACAAGTTGTTAGCTGTAGGTGTATTCAGGTTTTCACCAGCTTGGATTGCGTAGACACCTGTCTTGCCCCACCAAATAGGAATGCCGCCACCTATAACAAAGGTATTCTCATTTACAATACCTACATCTGAAATCTGAGTAATGGCAAACTCTGTAGCACGGAACACGTTGTCTACACCAGCAACAGCCCATACACCGTTCTCAGCAAACACCAAGAGGGAAGCACCTAGTACGTAAAGCTTACGGATGTTGTGAGCATCTGGGATACTAACCACACCACCATCTGTGTCTAGAAGATCAGAAACAACCTCAGAGGTAGGGTCATTTACTTGGTAGCAGTTACCGATGTCTTTAATGTTTTCAGTCAGTCTAGAGAAGTAGACCTTACCGCCGTTCTTAGCTGAGTCAATACCTGCATAGAAGACACGACCTGCATAGGCTGCAACACTACGAAATCTACCTGTCTCAACCTCAGTAGTGATACTGTTGGTACGAACCTTGTTGAATACGTCTAGAACATAGTGACCGTTAGCTGCAAGGGAGGAGCCTGTGTAAATCTCTTTCCAGTCTAGTTTACTAAAAAGACCATTAGCATCCTTTCCTGCGTACCAAGCATGTGTTAAAGGAGGGTAAGTACTAGGAGCACCATAGGTTGTTAAAGCATTTGCACCCTTAGAGCCTATCCAACCTACGTTTTCTGTATCGTACTTTCTTTGATTACTTACTGACGTACCTTCTTCAAAGTATTCATCAGTCACTTCATCAACAGAACCCTGCCACCCAAAGTCACGTTCTTTGAACTCAATAGCTGTGCCTGTAATCTTATTAGGGCTACCAGCTGCGTCATACTCAAGGTAGACTGTATTAATAGCTGGAGAGGCAACGACCAACGCACCGTTCAAGGAAGTAACTTGAATACGTTCCTCAGAAGGGGAAAGATTGTTGTTAGCAGATATAGTAGATAAGTCAAAACTTGCAGAAGATATTAACTGATCTGACAGAGGGTTCCTAGCCTTCTCATAGAAAGCTAAGTCCTTGCCTTTTTGCACAACAAGAAACTCTAGACTAACTTGACCTGCTACGTTGTACCAGCTTGATGTCTGGATAACAGAACCTTCTGTAATAACTGCACCAGAAGTTACAGCATTCTCCTCTAGGGTTATAGCCTTACGTCTACGACGAGTACCATCCCTCTCTAGAGCACAGTTAAGTTCATCTACAGATGCGTTCTCAGGGAACGTAAGCTCAGAGGCCTCAGTAATGACACCCTTGACAAAGGTGTTAACCGTTCGTTGTACTAAGCTCTGAGGCATCTAGTTTTTCCTTATCGGCCTTACGAGCCTTAGACCTGTCATTAACTGCTTTACGAGGAGTTGGCTTCTTGAGTTCGAGGTGTCGAGTTACAGCTTTCAATGCTGAATCAATTCCTGTCCAACGCCCATTCAACTCTTTAGGAAGTTGTGCTCCGTTTTCATATTTAACTTTGTAGAACTTAAAACCGTCTTGAGGTTTGTAAACAATCAGTGCTTTTTCTGTCTTGTTGCTGTGTACTTTAACTTCTTGTCCATCTTCACTTCGGGTTAACTTAACGTCTGCCATAGTTGTTATGAGGCCTTTCCTTCTCAATTCTATACATATCGTTTTGAGAATAAACTTTTTGGCGTCTTGTTGCCTGTTCGATTTTAGGATCAGAGCCTGTCTTAAACAAAGACATAGCAGTAGACTTTGCTTCACCCAGAAGGTAAGGAAAAAGAGTATCATTAATGTCAGGTATAAATGTATCAGAAAAGGCGTCAAAGGTTGGATACTTAACACCGTAAGCACGGGTCTTAGCAGATGTCAGGATTGCGTCTACTGTAGACTTGTAGGCGTCCAACACCACATTCTCGTCATCAAAAGAAGTGTAGTAACTAGGCATAACATCATTACGAATAAGCAGAGTACTGTCTGCTGCAACATCATCAACTTGCTTTACGTTAGAAGCAAGGCTGTCCCTACTGTCTGACAGGCTAAAGAATTGATCTGGGTCTATGTACGCCAACCTTTTGTACTCTACTCCTCCTACATCCTCAGACACGTTGTAGTCAAGAAACTCAATGTTCTTTACACGGGAAGGAAAGGAGAAGTGAGTAGGTCTAGCTGAACTAGAGAAGGAAGTAAGTTTTAGTGTCTGTGCATGTTCTGGGATAAAACGAGTAGCAATAAGATTGAAGTAAGTATTTTCTACTACCTTGGCAATCTGTTCAGCTTCGTTAGAATCCGTAATACTGTTGACCTCCTCCGAATCCATATCGGACAAGATGTTTTGCACCATTTCGAGGAGATTCATTCTCATGTTATGCACTCATTCCAATAATAGAAAGCTGAAGGTTGGCATAGATTACTGGGGTGTCGTCTGCACTAGCCTTAGACTTAATCTCAATGTAGTCATTTTCTACAAGAGTAGTCATGGCTTGGACTGACATAGAACCCCACTCATCGTTAGTACCTAGAGTACGGATGGTACGGGAACCTGCAATTTCTGTACCGCTCTTGAACAAAGCCCACTCTACGTTACGGTTTACACCACTCTCTTTACCAGCTGAAATAACAAAGCTGATGTAACCATGTACTGTTTCTGTATTATCATAGACTATACGAAGGTTGGGTGACGTTACTACTGTGAAACCATCTACGTGTGTCTGTGAAGGAGTAAAGTCTACAAACTTCTCAGCAATGTCTGTATCAAGATTATACGCATAAGTAGGGGAGGTAACACTAAAGTTAGTAGCTACTGAAGCATGGGAGTGAATAGGTTGCCATGTACCACTACCTGAACCATTGGATACGTATACTTCACCACTATTTGCAGCAGCAGCACCTTTAGGTTCATGTAAGGAACTACCAGTAAGGGAAGAATGTTCTACGTTAGCCATATTATGTATCCTTAGCGGGGGGACTTGTTAAGTCTATTATACACAGACCTGAACCAATTGTCAAGAGAAAAGAAGTAACAGGAGGAGATTTCTCCCCTCCCGTTGTATTTTAGTTTAAGCCATTGGCTTTGTAAGAACAGAAACCATGTTCTCTGGACGGTACAGCTTCATACCATAACGTGCAGTAGTAACGAACTCTGTACGCTGGTAGTCTTTGTTGTACTCAGAGTCCACCTGAGGCATCTGACGCCATGCACCAACAAACGGCAACACTGCTTGGTCAGCAGAGAAGAACAAGTTGTTGATTGCGTTAGAAGGTGCTGCAACAGAGTCGATAGTTTCGGATGCTTTTGTTGCCAAATAGTTAGATGTGTATACATCAAAACCATAGATGTTAGCAATGAAAGACATACCAGATGCAATACCAGTATTGACGATACCTTCCCAACGTGGGTTGTTAGATACGTTGGTGATGTTTGCGATGGTGTTCATCTCAAACTCAACAGAAGGATCAACGATAGCTACGAGGTTTCTCTGTGGCACTTTACCAGTTTTAAGAGCACGTAGAGCTTTAGCAAAGTCTTCTGCCGCAATCTTACCACCAGTACCAGAACCAATTATACGGTGAGCAACACCGTTTACATCGTTTGAGTCGGCAGCTGTTTGACCAGTCTGAGCAAGTTTCATGATGTCGGTTTCAACACGTTCCATCAAAGCACGTTCCTGAAGTGGTACGAACTGAGACATGATCTCGTTTGAATAGTACACGTCCTGCATTGCTTTGTTAGTGATGTAGTTACTGGACTGAAGGTAGTCAGTAATGGTGAATGTAAACTGTGAATCGTCAATCGGTGTGTAAGCCACTGCCGCATCTTCAACATAGTCAGCAACGGTTGCGTCACCCAGTGATGGGATTTTGAATGTATCACCGTCAGGGAAATCACTCAACCAGTTGACGTATTTCATACCCTGCAATTCGTCACGCAGGATTTCTTTAAGTTCGGCGGACCAAACTTCAGCACGTTTAGCAAGTGCCAGTGTTGTTAGGGTGTTACCAGCCATTTTCTTATTCCTTTATCAGTAGAAGTTGTCACCCAGACG